TCCTCGCGCTTCCATGCGTTGCTGACGATTCCAGTCACGCTCAGGCGAACGCCGTTGAAAACAACTACGAACGTCCGGCTGAACTCTGCCTCGGAGACATTGAAGTCCATCTCGGCATTGAAATCGTCAAGCGCACTCATGGTTCAGCTTCCTCAAGCCACGACGGTCTTGTAGAACCAAGCGTCGAGCTGGGTCGGTATGGCCAACGGGGCACTCTGCACATAAGCCGAGTAGGCGAAGTGGTTTCTCACATCACCCTCTACAGCGTGGAGCAGGGTCTTTCCAGCAACCATGCCGGGCATACCGCTTACCTTGTCGTACAGACCTGCATAGCCCATGGTTCCCCAATCGGGATAGGTGAGCAGACAGCCCTTGTCGTCGATCATCGGAGTCTCGCTCTCATCCCCGTTGTAGGCGTAGCTGTTCACATAGGACAGGATTGAAATATCGCCGACCATCGGGACGTTGACCGTACCGTTGTAGGCGACACCAGGGAATCCGGCGAAAGCCTGCGCACGGATGTTGTTGCCTTCGATGCGGCGGTTGTCAAGGGCGGCGATGAACTTCTTGTTGCCGAGCAGGGTGGCGAGTGCGGTCTTGCCGAGAATCATCTCGGTGGGCATCCTGCCGGTCTTGCCGAACAACAGGAACGCGTAGTTTTGAAGCTCTGCGAGGATGTCGTTCGAGTCAGTCCACGTGGTGCTTACAACCCCGCCGACCAAATCGGAGTCGACGCCGAAATCAATCTCGGCGGCATCATACAGGGTCCCGTCGGCGGCCATGGCCTTCGGAGTGACCTTGCCGGTCTTGATTATCTGGGCGCACTGTGCTTCCTCATTCATGGTGAGGGACTCACGGATGCCGAGGTCGATTTTCTCAGCCATGATTTGCACCATGCGCTGGGCCTTGGAGTACGGTGCCTCGACGGGTTCGCCGAACACACGCCTTGATGCCTCACCGATGGTCCCTGTAGCTTCGTAGAAGAAGTACGGAGGGGTGTAGGTGTGGACGGTGTGCGGTGCAATCGCCCCGACATTGATTGCCGAATCGGTTCTGCGGACGCTGGGAAGGAGCACGGTGCCCCTGCGGCGTACCTCGACCGATACGGTTTCATTCTCGCTTTCCAACACTCCGCTGAAGTAGCGGTTGCGGAAGAACGATACAATAGGCTTCTTTGCCTCAAGCGTCGCCTGAATCTTGCGCACGCCATAGGTGAACTGGTCAGTGAAATCAGCCATGATAGCTCTCCTTATTCCTCAACAACGGCGGGGTTCCGCTCGGTATCGGCCTGATGAATCAGATAGATTCCCTTTTCCCTCAACGCGTCGAACACAGTGTCAACATCGACACCAGTGGGGACAACAACCTCGTCGGCGTTGAACCTTCCGCTGATGTAAACGGATACGTACTGTGCGGCCTCGTTTTTGGGGGCTTCGGCGGCGAGGATTCCGTAGGGAACTTCGCTTCCGTCGGTTGCGTCGGGGTTCCATGCGGCCAGGTCGCCGGATGCGTCAGCCTGTGTGGACGTAACGGTGAACGTGAACGCATCGCCCGCGGCGAACGCGACATCATCACCACCGGTCGCCTTGTCGGTGATGGTGAACTTGATGCGGTTCGACCAGACATCTTGTCCGTCGGTTCCCGCATTGATGGAACCCATCAGGCCGCCATCGGGGCTGAACACCTCGAACACAGCCTCTTTGGCATCAGCGCCGGTGGTCGCGGCGCTCTTGCACTTGATGAGATACACGCCGTCCTCAGCACCCTCGAGGATGGGGTCATCGGTGTCCGCCACCAAGGTACCGGTTCCGGTGTTATCTCCGGCTTTGGCCACATCCGCGGTTCTTTCTACAGCGCCGTCATTGGTTTTCTTGCCGAGGACAGTGAAGGCCGGAACTGCGGCCGCGACAGCCGCCAGCTTCTGCACCGAAGTCTGGTAGTCGCCGTCCAAGACAAACTGTTCGTGATTGATCGTGGTACTCATTTAGCCACCTCCAAGTTCTTTGCCATGGCGTCGATTGCCTTCTTCGCCTCTTCCTCATCCGCAACAAGCCCGTCAGTCGCAAGGGTTCCCTGCGGTACGATGTTCTTGGTGGATGCCTCTGCCGCCGCCTCAAGGGCGGTCTGTGCGTCCCTGTCGGCTTTCGCCTTCGCCTCGGCCTGTGCATCGAGAATCTCGGTCATGACCGCTTCCTTGGTCTTGCCGTCCTTGATTCCCCCTGCAATCACGCCGATGTCTTTCACGTGAACGGAAAGGGACATGAGTGACTCAGCCCTCGCCCGTTCAGCCTTCGTACCCTCATCGACGCCTGCCTTTCGTTCATCACGCTTGATCTGCGCGACCAACTCTGGATAGGCGGCGGTCAGGGCTTCCACAGTGGTGATTTGTTCCTGTGCCATACCTTCTCCTTCGCCCCAATTACCTTGGGGCTTAATCAACTCGACGCAAGCGTCGAAATCGTCCACAATATCGTCTACAAGCCCGCGCTCCAGTGCTTCCTTCGCAAGAAACACCTCACCCTGCCCGTACTTCTCAACCAGTTCCTCCACGGTTATCCCGCGGTGCTTGCAAATCGCACCTGCGAACAGGTCCCATGTCTCGTCCAAGAGCTTCTGCTCAGCCGCGGCACCTTCCTTGGTTGCGGGTGACAGGTTCTTCTTGTCGCTGTACTTGGAGTGGAAATAGACCTTCTGGATGCCCAGCTTCGCCCAAAAACCCTCCATGTTGGTCCATGAAGCCTGTACCCCGATGGATCCCGCCTCGCTGGATGGTGACATGATGATTTTCCTTGATGCCGATGCCAGCAGATATGCCGCAGAACATCCCATGCCCTCGATGTACGAGTACACCGGCTTCTTGCTCTTGGCGATGATGGATGCACACTCGATTGCACCGTTCACCACACCGCCTGGGCTGTTGATGTCGAGCAGGATCTTTGTGACTTCTGGGTCGTTGTTCAATTCGTCGATCATGCTGGAAATGCGGATGTAATCACTGTTGTACAATGCGTCCTTGATGGGAATTACCCCCACAGAGCCGATTTTCACCGAGTAGTACCCGTATGACTGCCGTCTCTTCAGGAGCCTGTCATCGCTTGCCAGAAACGCAATACGCATATCGCTCATGCTCGGCTTGTTCTTGGGGTCAATCGCCCACATGACGTATTTGTTCATTCGTCGTCCCCCTCTTCGGCAGGTTTTTCACCGCCATTTACACCGCCACCGTCGTCATCTGAATTTACGTTCTTCTTGTCCACGGTGAGGTCGGGCTTGAGGCTGTGCTCCTCAAGTGCATCAGCTTCCTGCTTGCGCCTCTCAAGCACCTTGTCGAAGTCCTTGCCGAGGAGCCTGCACTCGTCCTCATAGGTCGATGTCATGTTGTTGAGCCTCAGCGTGGCGGCAGTTGCGTTCTTGATCGGGTCGATGTTCAGCACGACAGGNCCNTGCCAGTTGGCATTGTTCCAAGCCGCACGGATGAACGGGTCGCTCTGNTAGCCGGGGCAGTTGATGAGTCCCTGCATGTTCAGAAGCCACACCATCAGTTCGTAGACCGGCTGCATCGCCTGCATGGCGAACGCCTTGCGCTCGATGTCCCACTTGCGGGCTGCCGCCTGTATCGCCGCCTGCGATGCCGAGTAGTTGGAGTTGAACACTTGGAGGGCGACCTCGTAAGGGATGCCCACGGACATGGCAATCATCTTGAGCTGGCCTTCCATGAACTTCCAGAAGTCGGCCACGGGACTCTTGCTTTCTGGAAGGGTGATTTTCTCGCCGGGTGCAAGGGTTTGCACGTAGCCAGGTCCCATGGTGATGGGGGCTTCCTTCGAGCCTGTCTCGCCCGTCTGCTTATCCCTGTCCAGAGTCCCGAGGAACGCATCATCGGATGCTGATGGGTTTGGGTTGGTATTGAGCAAATCCTTGTCGCGTTCGACAAAGGCGGTGATGTATGAATGGATGACGGCCTTGATAAGCTCNGCCTCGCTGAACTTGCTCATCATGATGATGTCGTTCATTGCGGGGAGCACCAATGGGCGTCCGCGTTTCTGGTTCGGCTGCACCTTGCCGGTGAGGATGAGATTGTACTGGAGCCTCTGGAGCGTGCTCCCTGGGTAGTTGGAAAAACGCTCCACGTTCTTGTAGTCGTACTGGTAGGGGGCCTTCTCGCTTTTTATGGTATACCCGATTGCCTTGCCGTTTGCATCGAGCCTTACGCCCGACACCATGCGTTCAGTGTTCGCCGCATTGTCCTTGTTCATGACCGAACGGCCGTCGTAGTAACGGACGTAGGGGACATAGATGCCGTTCCAGTTGTGTATGCCGATGAACTGGAGCACATCACCGGTGGCATAGGCGTTGAAGCCGGCAACACGCGTCATCGCTCCGAAGGTGTTCTCGCCGAGCACGTCGCACGCCTCTGCGGTCTTTGCCCACAGGTTCCAGTATTCCTCGATGAGCTGTGAGTTCTTGGCGATCTTTTTCTTGGAGGTCTTGAGGATGTTGCTGGACACCACCGATTCAAGGGACAGGCCGCTTCCGATGGTCCCGTCCACCATGCAGTTTACAAGCCCGCTTCCGACCGAGTTCTCGGTTGACAGCTTGAGGGCCTCGTCCTTGGATGCCTTGAGAAGCCATGATGATATGGTGGCATCGGGGTTCAGCGGGTAGTTGGCTCGGAAATTGGTGGTTTTTTGGGTGTCGTTGGTCTGTTGGTAGATTGACTCCGCTTTCTTGGCGGGTGCCTGCGTCTTAGATGTCTTGTCCATTACATCAACCTCACATACATCCCCTTTCTCTTGGGGGCGCCCAGATTGGCTATCTCTTCGACAAGCCTGTTGACTTCACCCTTGTAGAACGCAATACGTGAGGAGAGCCATTTGACGTCCACACGTGACACGGTTCGACGCATGTCGCCATCGTCGATTGTCATGGTCTGGCCGCCGCGCACAACACGGTCCTCTGCATCGAGGAACATGGCGAGTTTTTCACGCGCTTGGGCAAGCTCAATTTGTTTCTCCGCAACGGATACACTCATAGTAAAAGTATGAGGCCTGTACAGCATCTAGTCAATGAGTTTGCGGCAAGACACACTATTTGTAGTGTTATAAAGATTTACATGATTGCAAATACACCATACCTAGCGTATACTTATGTTGAGTCATGGTTTATGTATGGCCTACATGTTTTGCGCAGACGGAGGCTTTGTGGATGAGAAAGACCGTATGGTATCTGGTGCAGGACCTGACCACCGGCACACAGTTCGAGTGCAAGGGCCAGAAGAAGCTGTTGGAGTGCCTGAAGAATCTCAAGTGCAGTGTGGACAACAACGCCCTGACCCAGATAACGCAAAAGCCCATCTCCGATGCAGACATGAGAGATGAGAACGTGGGTGAGCTATACCTGCTCAGCGACGACGACCATGACATCTGCGTGGAGGAAATGGCATGACCGAACCAAAAAGGCGATACATCACCAAGACCGAGTTCGCAACACTCATGGGGGTGAATAAGTCCCAAGTCACAAGGGCAGTGAAGAACGGCCGCATAAACGTCACCCCCAGCGGCCGCATCGACTGGAAGAAGGCCAAGGACGACTGGGAGGACAACAGGAGCGACAGCTTATCGGGAACCGGCAGGGCGAACAACAGCAAGGGCAAGCCACTCTTCATGGAGAGCATACCCTCCATCCCATCGATCAAGACCATGGGTAACATGGGCGACATGGAAGATATTGACGACGAGTATGAGAAAGCCGCACCAGTAGACCCCGAGGACATCGGCAAGCCACCCAAGCGCAACACACGTGCCTACGAGGACTACCGCGAGAAGAAGGCCAAGGCGGAGTGGGCGGAGATGAGGGTACGCAAGCAGAAGGGCGAGCTTCTTGAGCGCAACGACGTCATAGCCGTCTACGGTGCGACGCTCAATGGACTTAAGACCGGCATCCTCTCACTACCACAGCGCACCACCATGAAAATCATGGGCAACATCAAGGAATGGCTTGCTCTCAACGGAGTGCAGATTGACGCCAACAAGTTCGTGTTCCTTGAGAAGCAGGTGGAGCAGACCGTCATCGGGGAGGCACACTTCGTGCTGACCGACATATTGCACAAGATCGAGAACCCAGCGCAGGAGGCTGACAAGATTGCCGAAAAGTACCGCTAGGAAAGGGAGGACCAAGAAAGAGACCCTAAAAGCGCGAAGCGAGCTGGAATCCATGTTCGCGGCAATGCTGCGCCCCAACCCCATGTCCACCATCAGCGACTTTGTGGACGGGCACCTCTACATCCCACCACCGGCACAGTTCGCAGGCATGTACCGCCTCGACCTCACCCCCTACGCCAAGGACATGATGGACGAGTGCTCACCATCATCCCCTGCAAGGGAAATCATCATGGTCACAGGCACCCAGATGTCCAAGACGCAGATTATCCTCAACGGCATCTCCTACTACATCGCGAACGACCCCACATCCATGCTCATCGGCTTCCCCAACGAGAAGGAGGGCAAGCAGTTCGTCCGCACCCGCATCGACCCCATGATAGACTACAACCCTTGGCTGAAAAAGCTGATCGGCACGGCGCGAAAGGGTGCCACGGGAAGCACGACGGACTACAAGGAGTTCCCCGGCGGCTTCCTCAAGCGCGCCACGGGCGAGGCGGCATCATCATTCATGTCCACCATGTGCAGAATCGTCTGGCTCGACGAGTACGACGCCTTCCCGCCCAACATCCAGGGCAAGGGTTCCGGCAAGGATCTTGCAGAACAACGCACCGCAACCTACCGTGGGCGTGAGAAGATTGTCGTATCCTCCACGCCGTCTAACAACGCCTCGCAGATAATGGCGCTCTACGAGAACACCGACAAGCGGCATTACTTCCTCACCTCCCCGAAGGGAACACTCTTCGAGCTTGAGTGGAAGGGGTTTCATTGGAGGGCCGACGGGCAGGACGTCAAGGAGGTCTGGTACGAGATTCCCGAGACGGGGGAGCGAATCGACGAGTACATGATGCCCAAGCTCATCGAGCATGGCGTGTGGATCCCGACGAACCCGAAACGAACCGACCCCACCTCCGTGGGATTCTGGATAAGCGGGCTGTACTCACCGTTCCGCTCATGGAGGAACATCGTTTCCTCCTTCATCAAGGCACAAGATGCGGAGGAACTTGGTGACTTCGGGGCGATAACCTCGTTCTACAACAACATCCTCGCCCTGCCGTACGAGCGAAGTGCCGCAAGGCCCGATCCCGAGAAGATGATGCTCTGGGCGAGAAGCAGGGAGTACGGGTACAAGCGGTACACCTCCGCAGGCTCGTTCCCCAAGGACGTGCTGTTCCTCACCAGCGGAACCGACGTGCAGCTCGACCGACTGGAGACAGAGGTCAAGGGTTGGTGCAGGGATGGGCGCTCACGCTCCATCGAGCACTATGTGTTCGCCTGCGAGGCGGGAAAAACCACCAAGGACCTCAACGCAAACTGCTGGAAGGAATATCGGGAGAAAGTGCTCAACACCATGTATCTCAGGGAGGACGGCCTTGAGCTCGGGGTGGCATTCAATGCAATCGACCGCTCGTACATCCCTGAGATTGTGCAGGCATTCGCCGAGTCGGTTGATCCGAAATGCGAGAGGGTCATCCCCGTGCGTGGTGTGGACAGGCAGAATGCCGCAATCTCAGACCTCAAGATTTCCAAGATGACCTACCCAGGTGGTGTGGTGAAGCATGTCATGTACCGTGATGTGGGGGTCTCCAAGCTCAAGGGTGAGGCATACTCGAACTTCAGGCTTCCCTATAGCGAAGAGGGAGCTGTGTGCATGTTCTGCGAGGACTATCCGCCAGAGGTGTTCACCCAGCTCACCGTCGAGGAATACATTCCAGGAAGCCGTGGCAAGAAAGGGTACTGGGATAGCCACAACAAGCGCAACGAGGCCATAGACATCCATGTGTACAACACAGCCATGTGGTACTACTCAGGTGCGCCCGGCTGGAAGAAAGAGGACTACGACGCCCATGAGGCGAAGCTGAACGCATTGGCCAAAGGCATACCAGACAAAAAAATAGCGGCCAAGCGTTACCTTGGTCGCCAGACATTCAAATCGAATCTGGGGTTGTGATTACTTCTTCTTCTCAAACACCAGAGGTATCCCTGCCTCAAGCATCCTGTCGAGGATGATGCCGTTGCACGCTACATGCAGGGCGTGGCTCATCCCATCGTCGGGATCAATCAGCTCGCCCCTGCGGATTGCCATGGTGTGCCTCTGTAGTGCGTTCCAGTAGTCCACGGGATTGCAGTCCATGTACCCTACGGGATGGCTCGCCTCGCCGTCGTTCATGATTTTCGCCATGCCAGCCAGTTGCTCAGGCGGAAGCCTGTGGTACTCCAGCTTGCCCTTCTTTTTAGGGTCATGGCCTGCCTCAGAACCTTCCAAGGCTTTGCTCATCAAATCAAAAGCGTTCATCAATTTCTCCTTTGTCTGCTCCACAGGCACGTTTGCACTTGCCAGATTGTCCAACAGCCGTTCGTACTCTCGTCTTTCCATCAATCCATCCCTTCAAGCATCTCTACATGGTCATACCTGACAGTAGTTTGCGTGTTCCGATACCCGCTGTACGGCTCCAAGGTTACGAACACCCCGAAGATATTCACCGCCACGCCGACTATAGACCATTTAGAACCCTCATACATGCAATCCTTTCCGATCAAATCCTTATACATCCATGACCTCCTAGAACGGTATCTGGTCGTCGTCGAACTGTTCCGGCCCTACATACGACGGTGTAGGGGTGCTTGCCGCAGGTCTGGGTGCAGGATTGCCCCTCGGTGTTGCCTGTCGTTGATTCTGGCCATCCTGCGGGCTTCCCAGGAGAGTGAGGGAGCTGACCATCACCTCGACCTTGCTGCGGGTCTGCCCGTCCTGTTCCCAACGGCTCTGCACCAGACTGCCGTTGATTGCGACCTGCGTACCCTTGTTGAGATACTGGCTCACACCCTCGGCACCCTTGCCGAAGTAGGAGCAGTCGAAGAACGATGCCTCATCAACCCATTGGTCGTCCTTCTTCACCTTTCGGTTCACGGCGATGCTGAACTTGGCAATCGCCATACCACCGTTTGAGTACCTCAATTCACTGTCTCTGGTAAGCCTTCCCGTCAACGCCACCACGTTCAAATCATTTGCCATATCTGCTCCTCAACCATTCCTTCCTTGAATCGGAAGGTGTAACGATGTCGAACATCATCCCGATTTTCGACTTGTAGAAATCCATCATCTTCACATCAACGAGGTGCGAGAACGGGATGCCCTCGTTGCCGAGGAACACAAGCTGGGTGTACTCCCCATCCTTCTCGCCATCCATCGTCTCCTCGCTCCGAACCTCGTATCGGATGTACTTCTGGTGGAGCTTGTTGTCCACCATCATCCTGTTCACCTCAAGAAGCCGTGCCGTCTGCTGCCGGCAAACCTTGTAGTAGTGAAGCGGCATCTTAATCTGAAATCCCATGTACCCTCCATATAGCGTCTAGAATCAACGCTGTACACCACGACTAGTGTATACACGTTTTTATTGGCAAAGTTCAGCACAGGCAATCCTCGTGCAAGCTAGGCACTCATTTGGATTGCCGTGCAAAGCGGTTGTGCTATTTGCCCACCTTCAGACTCATCGTGAACGTCGCAACACCCTCGCTGACCCTCAGAGACACCAGCTCGAACCCGATTCCCTTGGCCTGCTCCCAAGCCCCGATGAGCGGGTCTGCACTGCGGGCCTTTTTCGGCTCTCCACGGCAGACATCCCCATCGGCAACCGCGGCTTTCGCTTCAACCTTGGCACCGTTGGGGGTGAGAAGGCCGCACTTCCGCATCTGCACGATTTTCTGGTTGACCGAGCCGTAGCCCCTGTCAAGCTCTTCGGCAATCCTTTTTATGGTCTTTCCCATCTCAAGCCCCTTGGCGATCAACGAAATCTCTTCCTCCGAAAACTTCTTCCCCATGTCGCTCCTCCATCCGCACTTCATGCAGTGCCAGACTTTTTCCGAATCAATGTACGTAACAGCGGACGCACATTCCATACACGGCCTCCATGTTCTCACCCAACCATCGGGAATGGGTTCTTCCCTTGGGAAATAGCCGTATATGTAATTGGCCTTCTGACCTTCAAACGAAATTTCCGGCATCAGTTCACCAACCTCACATCGAAGATCTGCCCGATGAATTGCTTGTAGTAGGCTTCCTTGTCCTCTGCATACATGTTCCGCTTTGACCGAATAGTGCAGAATGGAATACCAAGATTTCCAAGGAACACAAGCTGTATGTAATCTCCAGTTCTCAGCTTGTAGTATGTGCCATCTGCCTTCTTGGTATCATACTCAAGCAATTCCTTTGGCGTACTACTGTCAATGCGAATCGGCCTCACCGTAAGCAATTCTGCCGATATTTGTCCATGCAATTTAGGATAGTCGCTCGAAAACTTGATTTCCATTGTATTCCTCACTCGAAATCTATTGTGAAGGCACATGAGGCAAGCAGCACAAAGAAGTAAGCACATGCCTGTAGTACACCGAAATCGTACCCCAACCACACTCCGAAAGTAATGAGGATGGAGTAGGACAGCTTGAGGCGCATCACTTCAGTTCCTTGGAAATATCCATGAGCAACGCACGGGCAATCTTGATTTTGTTCTTGATTTGCTCTTTGGGTTGGCCGACGTAGTAGGTGTGTGTAGAGCCGTTCTGCCATGTTTGGTGCTCAGCTTCCTGCTTGAACACGATGCTTTCGAGAACGCCCTTTACGACGTTCATCATGCCTTCGAGTTTCAAAGAATCCCGCTTCTCATAACTTGTCATCCTTCAATCTCCTTCACTTCGATTTCCATTCTCGGCCTGTCGCTGTACCATTTGCCGAATGGCTGTCTGTACTCGACCACCTGACTGTCATTCTTGAACACGATTCCCTCAAGGGCATCTAAGGCACCCTTGACATAGTTGTCCGTATCCGGCTTAGTCACAGGCCGAATCTGCCCTGCATATGCCATTTGCTTCCGTTTCTCGCTCCATGATGTCGGTACGCTGCGATAGACTTTCACGGAAAGACTCAAAGCTCCCTCCATTGGCGGTTTCCTGCCCCACCACTGCATCGCAAGCATCTTGACGTATTCTTTGTAGTCGCGACTGTCTGGAGGGTCGTAGGCGCGAAATACACCGTTTCTGGTTGAGAACTTCGGCCTTCCCTGCGCTATCGGCTCACCTGGAACCACGATCAATACCCCCGCCATGCTTTCCACTCCTCCAACAACCTTTCCACCGGCAGGCTCTCC